GCTAGGGTAATTAAGTCTTTTATATTATATTTTGTTCAGTGTTTGGTGGTCAATATTAAACCTGAATTAGCGAAGACTGAAGAGAATCTAGTGTCCATTGTTAGGGGTTCACAGGCCATCAAAGAAGGTGAGTTCTTACCGGATGACAGTAAAAGCAAATGTTTGGCTACCATAGGCAAAATGAGTTACGTTAACTCGGATGATTCTATACCTGGATTATTTAAGAACACTGAAAGGTTTGTTATGTTTTATTTTAGTAAGCAGCATTTAAGCAGTCAAATTCAATTTGAAAATATTAAATATGCTATGAATGCTCAGGGCAGAACGAGCTATGTAGGTGACCAGGATATTATTTGAATTAACCAGTTAGACAATTGGGCTGGTGGTGGTAGAGGACACAAACCAAGTTATAGTAGTAATGGTGTTATAAAGTTAAAGGATGAACCTTTAGATGCTGATAATGAGAAGAAACAGATCGGTTGTGCTCCGTTGGGGGCGGTGCACACTGATTTTGGGACACTCGGACCCGGCAATATTACAATCACCGAGCATTATAGTTTGATAGCAGCTTTTGCTGGTAGAAGTATGACGAAATTAGTAGATGATTCGTCGAAGTTGATGAGGGAATTCATTTCATTCTCTAAGGCGTTCCTGAATGAATTTATTGACCAAACATATGTTGATGATATCGAAGAGAAGAATGTTGTTGATTGTTTTAGAGAAATCAACAAGAAAAAGAAAACTAAAGCTCAAATAGAAGCCAAGGTTAGAGAATATCAGGATGTGGTCAATGAAAATAATAAGGGACGTTCATGTAGGGGAAATGAGTTTTCATGTTTTGTGAAGTTGGAGGATTCTACTAAAATGGTGGGTGGGCAAGCAAGGGTGAGACCTAGATTGATAATGACGATGAGCAGTTGGTTCACTATCAGGATCTGTCAGGTCATGGAAGTTTTGAATGCTTGGTGCCATGGTCCATTTAGTAAATTTCAAGTTAAAGGAATGAGTGTCAGTGAGTTTTGCGCAAGAGTCGAGGAGATGACTAATGGAGCGCATATGGTGACTGACTATTCAGCTTTTGAGTCCTCTATTTTTGGGGCAGTTAAGGAAGTGGAGAACTATGTCGTCAGTCGGCTCTTGTGGCGGTCGAGATTAGATTCAGTTGCGACTGAATGGCTCAAAGTCAATGAGAGTTGGGAAAGGAAAAAAGGCGTTGAACGGGAGAGGAATAGGAAATTGAAAAGTCGGGCTGGAATTTTTAGTATAGATTCAAGATGTTCTGGCGACTATCATACCTCTGTTGGCAACGGTATAGTTAATGTTTGTTTAAATGCGTTTGCATATTTCAAGAAGATGGGAACAATAGTTGGTTTTGATTGTATAGCTGAAGGGGACGATGGTATTATCGACCCTGTCAAAACTGATGTTTCTGTCGTGAATGCTTTGAACTTCGTTTTTTCCTGTGACGTCATGGGTTCAAATTGTGGTGATACCGATTTTCTGCAGTGCAGATGGATGGAGGGTAGATGTTTGCTGAATATAGGCCGTACAATAAAGAGTTTGTTCTGGGTAATATCTTCAAACATGATGAGCGCTGAGCGTGCAAAAGAGATTTTGAGGTGTAAAGCCTTAAGCGTGCACGCGACTTGTCCGAACCATCCCATTCTGTCAGCTGCGATACAAAGAATTTTATTTAAAACCAAACCTGTTC